AATGGACAGTTCTTATGTGTACCAATAGACGATGGTCCCGAACCGCGTTGCGTATACTTCGTTAAAGAGATCAGCAGGAACTGCGAGATCGTAGATTATGGAAGTGCCTGGTGATAAATAAAGATGTAGTTCGCGGTGCTGGAACACCCAACTACTCTAATGCTATCAAAGGAAACATCAGCATGACTATTTATTATCTTATGATAAAGACCCACGCGGTTACTGGGTTAAAATACCTATGTCAAACGAAACGTAGGGATCCACACCAATATCTAGGTTCGGGGACTCACTGGAGGAACCATCTAAATAAACACGGCAAAGAGATAACAACTGAAATTGTCCGAGAGTGTCAAAATAAAGATGAACTGATAGAGTGGGGACTATATTACAGCGACTTATGGGATGTAGTCAATGCTCGCAATGAGCATGGAAAAAAGATTTGGGCAAACTTAATGGAAGAGAACGGGGGCGGCGGCAAAACAACCCCAATGCCATGGAATAAAGGGAAAAAGTCTTCAAAAGAAACAGTTCAAAAACAAATAGATGCTGTCACTAGGAGAACTTCAGAAACCAAACAAAAAATGGTTGAATCCGGCGAACGATCTTATGAAAAAACTTTTAAGTTACTATCAAAAGAGCAACGTCAGGAAAAATATAAAAATAGTTTAGGTAAACTTACTACAGAACAACGTAGTGAGATAGGAAAAAAAACAGAAAATAAAGGCGGAGAAGTATGGAGTAAAGCCTCACGTGGTAAAGTTACTGTTACTGATAAGTCAGGGAATAGCAAACGGTTACCACAAGACTTGTTTAATCAAATGAAAAATGATATGATTAACGATAATATTCCGATGATAGACTGGGAATACGTTCAAGTTAGTTCATTAGAATCAAAACGCAGAAGAAGTAAAAAATGACGGTAAACTTAGAAGCAGTAACCAAGTTCCAAAAGGAACATAAGCAATCAGACATCATGGGAGTGATTAGAACGATGTATCCAGACTTAGAGATCACTCTATCAAAAAACAAAGGAAAACATAAATGAACATTATCGACAAATGGTTTAGGAAGATGATGCGGAAAGTAGAGCAGGAAGACTGTTCTATTTCGTCTACTTCTGGGCCACGGGGGCTTCAAGGATTGAGAAGTGGTCAGGTTATGAACTTCACGATATACAAGGCTAGTGGTGGATTTGTTATTCAGTATAACAACGAAGATACCAATCCTAATAAACATAACTCTTACCACCAAGTACCCACATCTAACAATCATGAACCTAAGTTATTGATCGTGAATAACGGTGAAGATTTGGGCAAGGCTATTGATCAACTTATCTTAGTAGAGGCATTAAAGGCGTAATGGCTAAGGAAAAGGTACAAGCTGACGAGAAGTTTGAGAACCAAGACTTTGACTTGTTCCAAGCCCTCATTGCTATTGACAAGAAAGACTATGGTTATTACGATAGACTAACTGTTGAACAGCAGAAGAAGTTTGTACCTTTCATGATGTTACATTGGGTCAGTGCGGTGAATGGTAATAAAGACATTCAGTCTTACTATCTACAAAGCACTGATTATCATGCGAACAAGTATCTGTTCAATGAGAATGTGCAAAAGCATCCTAAGCTACAATGGCTAATGCTATGTGCCGCAAGTCCAGGTGTGGGGAAACAGTTCCATCAGTGGATACCTCATATCAAGGACAAGGTAGCAAAGTTACGAGAAAAGCCAAAGACTAAAGAGATCAAAGAATACTACAAGAAGATTTATCCTAGAGCGAGTGACAGTGACCTTACCCTATTGAGTGAGGAATATGTTGACGAACACCGTAAAAAGATGTATCTTGCTAATAAGTTTCCTACCCTGAAGTTTGATGAGATTGAGACATTAAGTGGCATTATTGCAGACCAAGACATTGAAGACTACGAACAAGACTGGGGCAACTGAACCTAAGTTCGGTTGCGAGTTCTGTAATAGATCGTTTCAGCGTGAGACATCTATTGCTACTCACCTCTGTGAAAACAAGCGTAGGTGGCAAGACAAAGACCAAGCAGGAAATCGTATTGGCTTCCAATCTTGGTTAGAGTTCTACAAAAAGAACACCGCGACTAAGAAGGCTCGGACTTATCTTGACTTCACAAAGAGTGCATATTACCTAGCGTTTGTCAAGTTCGGTCATTATTGTGTCAATGTAAATGTTTTGAACGTAAATCGTTATGCTGATTGGCTACTCAAAAACTCAGTCAGTATTGACAACTGGTGCAGCGATACAACCTACACTAAGTTCATCATTGATCATCTTAAGACAGAAGATCCACTTGATGCTATTGCTCGTAGTATTGAAACTGCGATCACACTTGCAAAGAGTGAAGGTATACAGAGTCACGACTACTTGCGTTATGGCAATCGTAACAAACTCTGTCATGTGATTACTACTGGTAAGATCAGTCCTTGGATGCTTTATCATAGCACGAGTGGTATTGAGATGATTGAAAGTCTGGACGAGATACATCAAAAGATGATCATAGATTATATCAATCCAGAACAATGGGCGATCAAGTTTGTGCGTAACGCAGATATCATTCCGCAGATCAAAGAACTATTAGCCGCTGCAGGGTACTGATGGATTTTCCTCATCCTATATCCCATATGCCACCCAACAAAGCCTGGAATGATTGCAAGCCTGGCTGGTACGAGGTCATTATACCTACTCTTTGGGATATAGAAAACGATGAGCCAGGATGTTATAAAGTCATACGATGGCTGTACGAGAATATAGCACAATGCGAAAGACATTGTATATGGGCTGGTAATTTCTATATATTTCAGGACCCCAGATCGGTTACCCGCATTAAGTTTAGATATGAAAGAGATTATATATGGCTCAAACTAGCATGGGGATGATCTCTCCTACTCCGATTATATGGCATGAAGAAGACAACACACCAAAGTTAAACATCGTTACCAAACAACTTTGGGTAGACGGCGAAGGTTGGGTTCCTACAAAGTTTTACAACATTCCTAACTTAGGTAGGATATCAAACATATCCCCACTTGAGCGATGGTGCATAGACAACTTAGGCGAACCTAAATATCTAGGCAAGTGGTTTAAAGGGTCTCAAACCATCATTCTTGATGATAAATCCTACATGCTTTGGTTGCTGACAAAATGAAATATTTACCCATGATATACTTTTTGCACTTGCTTAATATCCTAAGCAGTGCTACTATACAGAATAGACAACATATGGAAAAGAATTAATGGCACAACACATTATGATTGACATGGAAACGCTTGACACTGCTACGTCAACTGTTATCCTTACAATCGGCGCGGTACTGTTTGATCCAATGGGATCCGGTATTATCGAACAAATCGAACTTCGTCCTACTATGGATGAACAAACAGACGTATACAATCGTACAATCAGTGAAGACACTCTGCGTTGGTGGAGCGAGCAAAGCCCTGACGCTATCAATGAAGCAATGGGTGATCATGATCGTATCCCATACAAGGAATGTATGGAGAAACTTGCTAAGTTTTGCTGGAACAGAAAGGCTGTTTGGTCTAACGGTTCTATCTTTGACATCATGATTGCAGAGTCATCCTTCGCCGAACTTGACATCAAGACTCCTTGGCAGTTTTGGTCTATCCGCGATTGTCGTACTATCTATGAACTTGCAGGCGTCAGTCTCAAAGACGGTGGACATGTTACCTCACACAAGGCAGTAGAAGATGCGGCTCATCAGGCTGCATGTGTTCAACGTGCATACAGGAAACTGTATGACGCAGGCTTTACTCACCTCAAATGACTAAGATTTATGAGTTTCCTCCTCAGCAACGGAAAACTGTTGAAACTTGGTTAACTGAAAACGTAAGCATAGAGGGGACTCGGTGGTGGACACATGGATTGAACGTGACTACTGAAGGACCATTGGTATATAAAGTTCACATTGATCTTACTGAAGAAGAAGAATCTAAACTTACTTGGTTTATATTGGCAAATAAATGAACTTAGATGCAGATGTTGACATTGACGTAGGTGATCGGGATAAGATACTAAGTCTTATCAAACATACGCCTGCATCTATGCGTAACGTCACTCCTATCAGGAAGCATTCGTCTGGGGTTTATGTCACTGATATCCCCTATGATCCTGTTTATGATATGGCTACGATTGATTATGCTGAAGCAGAACAACGCGGCTATTTCAAACTTGACTTGCTCAACGTTCATGTCTACAACTTGATCAAAGATGAAGAACATTTATTACGTATGATGCAGGAACCAGATTGGTCTATGCTGAAGAAGCGTAGTATTGTTCTAGAGTTGATCCACCTCGGCAATCAGGCTGATTCTGTTAGCAGAATGCCAGAACCTATCAACTCTATCCCTAGACTAGCAATGTTCCTAGCAGCGATCAGACCTGCAAAACGACATCTGTTAGGTAAGTCTTGGAAAGAGATCAACGAAACTGTGTGGGATAAAGATCAAACTGGGTATAGCTTCAAGAAAGCTCACGCGATATCCTACGCACAACTGGTCGTCGTCCACATGAACTTACTAAAAGAACAGGAAAACAAAGCATGAATTGGATCAAGTGGCTCGGTACAACTGGTGTGATTGTCGCAACTATTCTTCGTGCATTAGGCTATCACGTTGAAGATATGGTGATCGGGTTTATAGGTACTGTGTTGTGGACATATGCAGCATATAAAGACAAGGACACGGCACTGTTAACTTGTAACGTGTTTATCATAGCAGTATTATCATATGGCATTTTAAAGGGATTCAGTTAATGAACACTATAGAAGAAATTCTAGTTATCACGGCAGAAGAATGTGCTGAAGTAACACAGATTGTAACCAAATCACTAAGGTTTGGATTAGAATCTAACTACACAGGACCTACTAATCGTGAGTTGCTAACCAATGAGTTGGGTGATTTACTGTGTATGGTAGACATCCTATTAGATCGAGGCATTATCGATGCTGATCAGTTGGCCGTGTCAAAGGCTATTAAATTGGAAAGACTAAAGATTTGGTCTAACATTTTTTCAGGAGAAGAACAATGATTTTAACACTACTCAAAGAAAACGATCCGCAACTATCACAACCATCTACTC